AAAAAGTCTGCAAACAATCTTCCTGTGTTTGCACCTTGATAACTTCTTTTGAAAGCTCTTTTCTTAGCTTTCTTTTTACCATTACCTAAAAAATTATCATACCAAGCCATTATGAATAGTCCGTTGGATTAATTGCTGAAGTGTTGTCTCCAAACTTTACTTTTATAGTATTGCCTGATCCTTGCTTGTTTCTAATTCTAGCTAGTTTTATTTCTTTCAAATATTCTGCTTTATATCTATCTCTTAACTCCAATAAATCAGGTAATGGAGTTCTTGAAAGCGATCTTCCTGCAATCGACATTGAGCTTTGATCCATAGAAGCTCTGTTCTCCATAACAGCTTCAATTGCATCAAGCACTTTCTTTGCATGACTTCTAAGATCAGCATTTGTGTTGGCTAGATTAGTTGTAATTTCAGTTCTTCCAGAATCAACCATTATTCTTTCAGAATCAGAACTTCTAGTTATGTAGGCTTCCCAAATATAATCGCCTGTTGCATAACTAGCTGTAGTTGATGAACCAACTTCAATGTAGTAGGTGCTATCTGCTTCAGTTGCAGTAATAGTAAACTTCTTACTTCCACCACCACCTACGTCTGAATGAAACTCATACGTTAAAGCAAAACTGCCAACAGGGTAATCATTTGCCAGATCATCCCTTCTCCATGTAAATCTATCGCCTGCAACAAGTTTTGCAGGTTCAGCAGTTGGATAATTTGTTCTATCGAATCTGTTAGTCAACAATAATCCTCATAAATGTTATAGATACACCTACTTATAACATTATGAACCATTTTGTTTTTGTCAATATATAAATAAAAAAAGGCTCAATTAAGAGCCTTGAAATGATTTATGTAATTTTTTTATTTGAAATAATCTTGTACAGATTCAAAACATTGTATTTCATTGTATTCTTCTAATGTTTCATATTTAGTTTTATATTTTGCACCATACAAATAATCTTTAGGATTTAAACCTTGCTTTTTCAAAATTGGCTCAATAACTTTTTTTGCACAAGTAGTTCCAACACAATATAAATACATATCACCATCGTCATACAAACTAAATAATGGTGCATCTTTTTTTGATCCCATCATGCCACCACCACAAACTTGATGAAACATAACAGCACCATTTGCACCTCTTCCACAATGACTACAACTATCATCAAACTTAGAATTTATATTCATGTTTTTATACCAAACATCTTCTGTTGCCATTGGAAATTCAACAATTGGATCACAATGCATATATAAAAAATCTTCATCTGTTCCTGTAAAACTTTTTCTTTCATTTATAAGACTAATCATATCTGCTTTTGTAAATTTTAACTCTGACATTATTTACCCTCCAAATCTTCAATAATCGTTGCAGCTTTGCGTAATTTGCTAATAATATTTTCAACTTGCTCATAACTTGTAAAACCATGAAAAGTACCATCATCTTTATAGTAATCAAAATCTTCCTTACTACAAATACTGCACTCAATACAAGAACTTATGGCATCAATTTCTTGTACTGATAGAGATGCAAAAATATCTCTAAGAGTTTTTTGATTTTTTTTAAATTTAAGATTGTTAACAGCTTCTTCTCTTGTATCACCTTTACCAACAAGTCTAGAATATTTGCCTGATTCATATTTTACTTTAAACATTTAACTACTCCTTTTTTGTTAAACATATACTAATTATATATAAAAATATAAATATATCTACTATTTTTTGTTATTTATTTCCAATTAGTTGCAAAATTACCTCTTTTAATGTTTATTTTGTTTGGATTTTTAGGTTTTTTAGGTTTTTGTGTGCCTTGATCTAGTATCTTCTGCTCTATAACGTCAAAATTTGGATTTAGTATGTAGATAGCACCAAAATTGTAAACCAACGTATCAAGAGCTTCGTTTCTTTTGCCAATCTGCTTCCAAACTAACTGTTTCTTACCTCGCACCCATTTAGTAATACGCTTTTCGCTAGTAAGCTGCTTAAAATATTCTTCATCTAAATCTAAACAAAAATGCAAAGTAGAATCTTCAGGTTCAGCAGCAAGCCTATTGAAGATTGCTTCTTTTGCTGTATCAACGCCAAGTGTATAAAGAACAGCTTTATTTTTGCCTACATAACTTGGTCTGTTTACTATAGGCTTGCCCTGTATGCTTGCACCTTTGATAGCAAACACTCGTCTTGCTTGTCGTGGCTTGGTAAACGCATAAACCTGATTTGTATGTAATCCACCTGAATCAATGCAGGTGCAAGAGATAGGTATATATCTTCCTGATTCAGTTTTAAATCTTTTCTTCAAATATGAATCAAGATCATTCCAACATCCAAGAGCATTTGGATCACCCCAAAGTATTTTATAATCAAGCACCCAAGCTTCGTAGTTTTTACCCCAACCTACGCATTGCAACTCTAGCCGATCTTTTTGTGTATCAACGCCAACAGTTATTGCTAATATATCTTCAGGTATTGTTGTGTGATCGTAATTTAATCTTCTCTCTAGTAAAGTGTCATACTCTACAGAATCACCTTGCTCTTCCCAAGATTCTCCAAGACTTGTATTAATGAATGTCTTTAGTGTTTCAGGATTCTTTTTAGCTTCTAAAAATGCAGTTGCCATTTGCCCCCAAGTAGACCAAACACTATAAAGTTCAGATATATGAAAACCTGCTGTATTTTCTGTTTCTTTCGTTGCACGCCACTCACCATGTTTTAGCATCCATTGCTTTTTTGATTCCTCTATAACTGAGCCACAATGATCGCAAGCATAAGTAGCAGTTTCAGGCTTGTTTTCTTCCCAGACAACATTCTTCCATTTAAGAACTTGCTTTTTATTACATTCAGGACAAGGCACATAAAAGTAGCGTTGATCTGATTCTTCAAAAGCAGATTCTATTGCAGATAAACCTTTTATAGTCGGTGTGCTACACATAAATATCTTGCGATTCCAAAATGTTTTTGTTCTTGCGATAGCAAGTGCAGTTGGTGATCCTTCTGATCCTGCTGATAATTCATATCTATCAACCTCATCCATCAAAAGTATTCTGATAGGTCTTGAGCTTAATGCACTTGCACTATTAGAGCCAACAATTGATATATGACCACCTGCAAACTTTTTGTGCATTGTGGTATTACCACTATCTCTACTTCTTGCATCCTTTACACATCCTTTAAGCTTTTCACTATCTCGTATCATTGCAGACAATCTATCTTTACTAAATGCTTGCCCCATTTGTAGAGTTGGTTGAACCACTAGGATTGGTGAAGCATCTTGGTCAATGTAGTAACCAATTGCATTAAGTAAAATTTCAGTCTTACCAACTTGCGATGAAGTCATAACTATAATTCTTTCAATAAAAGGATCGTTGAAAGAATCCATAATTTCTTTTTGATAAGGACATCTTGAGGTTGACCATTGACCAGATTCTGCTGAAGATTCAGGAGATAGTTTTCTATATCTATCTGACCACTCTGAAACTTTTAAATCAGGCGGTGGTTTAAATGTCTGCATCGTGTTTTTCAACACGCCCTGCATATTCTGTAGGTATTCCATTTTCTGCTAGTTCATTAAGTGCATCATATACACAATCCTTTATTAATTTTTCTGCTTCGGCATAATCTTCAGTTGCAATCATTTGATGTGCAAGTCTCGAAGGCATACCAAGCAACTTTGCTCTGACATTTGCAATAAAATCAACCCAAGTATCTTGTACAAGTGTTGCAGGAATCAATTTTCCCTCTAATTCTGACACTTCTAGCTCTGCTTTATCTGCTTGAGCCTTTGTAAGCCTTGTTTTTTCCTCCGCAATGTCTCCTGATCCACTTTTTTTGTGATAACCAGCTAATTTACGCAAATATCCTATATATGAGTGCCTGCAAACATCTATATCAAGTGGTGATCGCCCTCTTTTTGCTGGTAATACACCCTTTTTGATTAGTTCTGAAATACTTGCAACTGATAAACCAAGATGTTCTGATACCTCTCTTTGCGTTGCCATAAGTTATAAATTCAGTAAATTCATAATAACTGTCGCTAAAAAAATACTGTGGTCGCGAATAACC